AAACACTTTGACGCTTGACTCTGCCGCTGATGCGGCTTTCGTTACTCTTGCTACTACAGGTGCTATCGTAAGAACCATCAGCCAAACTCCAAAACTCATGGTAACAAAAACCTTGCCAAAAGTAAGCACCATTCTCACTGGCTCGTATTCAATCCTTGATTTAATCAAGGAATCAATGGCAATTGCTGAGTTGGAACTCTTTTCGCCCGGAGGTATCATTGAGTTTGAAAAGCCCAGCATGGGTATGTTTCAAGATGGAGATTTAGAAGGCGATAACTCCGAAGGGTTGATTGCAGAGAATGTGTTAAACTACGACCTATGCCCTATCAACTATTTACCTCTTACTTCAACCGACCCTCCAAACAAACCACCACAGGCAATCACTGTGGCTACATCGGAACTATCATCACGCAGTTCGGTATTCCACCGTGTATTTGTAAGAAGTAACAAGTCAGTAAGTCAGTTTGAAGAAGTGGCTGATATACGATACCAACGAGCCAGTAACGGTATTCGTTTACGAAGCGGTGTTTATATTAACAATTCATCGGGTTATGCATCTTCTACTATTAGTGCGATGACAGTTGATGGTGTAGATGCGACTACAGTATTTGCTATCGGTGATATTCTTTACAAATCTAATGGAACAAATCTCGGTACAGTCACTGGCGTAACTGCAACAACTGTTACCATTGGTGGAGGAACATCCGATTCGGTTGTGGATAATGACGAATTATTTAATCAGCCGCAAATCTTTGGCATAGGAACAAGTAACCAAAGCACTTGTGTCAATGAATACTTTGACATTATTGAGCATACATCAAATGAAAATGTCATGCGATTAGTCATTCAACCCAGTGACCGAAGCAGACTTACCATGTTAGCCAAGATGATTTCTACAACAGAGCGAGCGAATCGTATCTCAATTGAACGATTGGTTTCTCGTGGAAGAGTTTTATCTTTCTCCGATGATGCGGATGGTAACCATATTATGCGAGCGCATGGTGTTACCAGCGACCTTTCATCATCCAGTGTATATGTCAAAGGTTCAGCAGCACCTGATAGTCATATCGTCAAAGAAATCATGCCCGGTGCGCCAGTTGTCACGATGACGCTTGGTGGTGCTGGACAAGGGGCTATCAATACTAAAGAAACATTTGACCCAAGTCCGTTAGCACGATTGGCTTGGAATACTCGTCAAAACTGTCAAATCGCTGTTGCATCCACAACCAGCACAACAGTTACAGTGACTCCCCTCAATAACCGAACAGAGGATTTGCAATCATGGGGAACTTACTGTTTCCCAGCAAAAGGCTTCATTTATCTTGAAATGCCAAAGAACAAAGGTGAAGGTACACGATTTTCAAAAGCCGAATATACCAGCAAAACAGGTGACACTTTTACATTTGCATCGGGTACAGGGCATCTCGGAACGGGTCAGTTTATTCTCGCTGATGGCTCGGAGGCAGACTCACTTGCTGATTGGATTACATCAACAGGTATCACTGCCGGTAGTGTGCTGCATGTAGACGATAAGTTTGGTGAAGAAACTATGTGCAGTGATGGAACGACCATCAATGACCGATTATTTCAAACTCTTGATACTGTTCAGCATGACTATCAACTCGGAACACAATATGCAAGCACTCGTGCATTGGTAGAAATTCCTTTGTTTGAAGAATTCTTTTTTGACAAGCCCGACAAAGGTATTTTTCCCGGCCCTGATAACAGCATGAAGATTCATATTGATGCAACTCACACAGCGCATTCTTGGAATCCTAATCCAGTTGGGAGGAGAGCCGATGCAGTTTCACCCAAAGACCCCGAAGTGTTTGGGCCATTTTCTTATACAATTCAAAATAAAACACATCGGTCAGGTACGAAAGTTACACGACCTTATGATTCTGCGGTTCACCGAATTTATGTAGAAGATGCTGACATTTTCCCAATACCATCCGCCCCTCCGGTTACTGTTGCTAATCTCGGAGGTAGCGCACGATACAGGAGAGCCTACTTAGCCAACGGAGAATGGGTGATTTATTCGGCAAGAGATTTGACAAATAATTACCTCACTGTCGTTGGTTCTGCTGGTGACGATTATATTTCCAGCAAGAACTTTTTTAGAGATTTGAAAGTAGGTGCTTACTTACTTTCGTCACCGAGTTACCAAGATATGAATTACAGCGGTATTGCTGATAATCCTACACTTGATAGTGCGGGATATGAAAGTCGTCGCTCGTTCTACTATGACCGCTCAAATGTCATGACTCAAGGTGGGAATGTAGACTATGGGCTAAAGCAATATGTAAGCGCCATTGAATTGAGGGCTGGGCCAAAAAGCAATCCGCATTTACCGAAGATTCAATCAAAGCGACCAACAGCAACTGTCATTTCACTTACAGGTAGCCCTGCTACATCATTAACATTAGACGATGCTTCTCTTTTCCCTAAAGATAGCCCCGATACCGATTACAAATTTAGAGTTGCATGGAGAGATACCAGTGGCACTGTGCATCGTGGTTTTTATGATGGGAGAACTGACAACACACTTACCATCGTAAGTCCTGATGCTGGCTTTAGCCCCGTTGTTGGGAGTGAAATATATGTAGAAGATTTGTATGCTACATCGGCTGGTACTTATCCTAAAGTCAAAGAGACTTTCCTTAACAGAGCGTGGGCGCATCCATTCTGTGTCGGAGGATTGCGACAAGGCGATACGGTTTGGATGAACATGCATTATACCAATCCACATGCCATTGAAGGCTTATTCTGTAAAAGCAGAGGAACACTTAACGAGGCAGAGGTTTGGTCAGGCTTTACTGGTGGAGTCGGTGCATTTGATGCTAATCCGAGAGACAGCATACCGATGGAGAATTTTCTCATTGGAGACAGTTGTATAGAAACGGCTCAAAATCTTGTGCAGCATATCAATAAAACAATTGAGTTGAACTACGATACGCTTGGACTATCCACTACTCCTCCAGTCGTGGCTTATCTTGACCCTTATCAATGCACAGATAAATTCGCAAGAGTTCTTCTCTATGATGTTGAACATGACCGTGAGTTCATCGCATTCCAAGATATTCACATGCAAGTCCAAACCAGCCCTGCTACGGCATCTATCGGTTCGGATAGCAAGTTGAAAACAGGGGAAATAGATAACAGCGTCGCTGCCAGTGGTTCTTTGCTGGATGTTGCCGCTGGCTTCCCAAGTCAAAATAAAATGCTCAATACAACAGAAGATTCGGATTTCATTGAGGCAGCGTATTCGCACAACTCGGATTGGAACGAAAGCACAAGTGGCGGTTTATCTACTCATTCAGTTGGTGGCGTTGCTGGGTTAGACGATAATGGTTATTCAAATCGTACAAATGATTCTACGGTCAACACTGATGAGGCGGCAGCGAAGCATGACGAATTTGAAGATGGAGTTAAGGAACAATCTACTTTCTTTGATACACCCGATGGAACACGAGTTATTCCGGCATTCTTAGCCATGAAAGGAATTCGTAACACTTCTTTGGTATTAAGTGATACACGGATGAACAACCTTGACCATTGGACTGATATGGACTTTGTAAGAAGATTGACTGTGGATTTGGGTGAGGTTTCACTACGAGATGGAGTGACAAATATTCAATCAGCAGCGAGAGAAGTAGTCCGTCTAATTAACCAAGCAGGTGCAAAGAATGGCAAAACACACGCACGACGACCTAACGACCAATTCTTAGGAACGATGAACGATGACCCTGCTTCCAAGCACCAATACGCTGACTTTGCTGCTACGGCTTCTACTCATGACCCAGCACCATTTTGGGATGTAAAGAAAGCATTCTCAAGTCACGATAGAGGAACGCATATGGGATATGTTCGTGCTCATTTAGGTAGAGTAGTTCTTGATTCGGATGGCAATCAAGGCTTTTCAATTATCATACATTCAACTGTGCCGGGTGCAGGTGGAAGAAATTTCTGTGCTTGGCTTGACAGTAGTCGTGCTCAAACACCATACAGACCTCAATACCTCATCGGACACGGTGGGCGATTCCGCAACTATTGGTGTCAGCCTGACGAAATCAGTGGTGAAAACATGCACCCTGCGCCAATGCCAATTAACCGATTCGGTAGACCATTTGCACCGATTACAACACTCAAAGAGTATTTACCGCCCGAATTTGCTGATGATGAGACAACCAATAACTTACACTTAGGCGCTGATATTATTGCCAGTCAAGGGGTGTTAGCCGAAGCCAACACTGAAATGGTGTCGGGTAGAAATGCAAATACGCTTCTTAACGAATCCTTTGAAACAAAAAGCCCTGCATCAGTTCTTGTAGACGGGCTTCGTGTAGGTACGAAGGCTAAGGCAAGAATCAACTTCGGTGGTATGACGCAGGCTGGTATTCCCGGCTGGTCACCCGATTTAAGTCGCTGGGGATTCACTAACGATGGAACGATTAATGTAAGTCGCTACGGGAATACAACAAACGCCAGTAGTCCGATGACCTTTACGACAGAAGGCTATCAAGATGGTTATATTCCTTCTAATGATATGAAGTCGGCCAATATTGGTAATAACCCACTTTACGGAATTCGTTTTGATGACCATAGAGGTAGTAGTCATACTATTCGCCTACTTTACAAGCAATACGGACAAAAGTTTGCTGGCGAAAATACATTCTTACCACCAACCCTTGATGAAGAAGTTATCATTCATTTTGATGATAGAGATGTAAGTCAAGGTGGCTTTACCATTGGTCGTCACATGGTGGGTAGTGGAGAAGTGTGTGGAGAAAAAACAGGCGGTACGCTTATTGATTTCAAAGGTAATCTTTGGAACACATATCCTTCACCCGTTGTAGGTGTGTTGGCTACAACCGCCTTATCCAGTGGCACAATGACGGTGACATTGGATGCACCTTATGATGGCTCGGAAGCATTGTTGAATTCTCATCCTGACCTTCTTGGTTATCTTGGCTTCCCTGAAAGCGGTATGTTCCAGTTATCCACTCAAAGTGGTGTTCAAGGATTAACTTTCTATTACACAAGTCGCACACACGATGATGCTACTGGAACTCACAAGTTCTTCGGAGTAGTCGGTGGTGCTGCGAACTACAGCGACACTGACTGGTATCTCAGTCCAAGAATCAACTTTACCAGCCTTCTTACTGATGAAGTCATTGCAGCAGCCGTAGCCTATGCTATCAATACAGATGGCGCTACTCAAGACAATGTAGACTTTACCAGTTTTGATTGCACTAACATGTTTGCACCCGATGGTAAGACATTAGGTGAATGGGGTGTGAGTGCTACCGCTATCCGTATTAAAGTAAGAAGTGACGCAAGTATTCCTCTCAGTAACTTGTTTGAGGCTTCGGTTGCTAAAGATTGGGGCATTCTTGACGGTGTTTCAACAGAAGCCGTTACTACTGCTCATCTCGGTGGATTAACAACTGCGGAAGTTGATAACGGTACTCGCCTTGATATTGGGTATATTCCTAAGACAGTATTACATATTAGTACAAAATACAGAGGAACGAATGCAAACACCGCTACACCTGTATTAGTAGATAGTCAAAACAACATCGTAGATGTGACCACATGGCAACGAAATCTTCGTGGTGAAAATTATACTGATGCGCCCGGTGACCACATCATTCCAAGAGTAGATTCACCTTGTCTTGTTGTAGGTTCTTATTCCTCCGGCTCAGGTAAATTTTCACTCGCTACCGGACAATCTATGGCATTGCTTGCTAAGCCTGCTTGCGACGACCCCAATTCTTGGGGAGAGCCTATCATTGTGTGGCATAATGATGACGAATACGCCATAGTTCGCAGTGACCCCGGTGCTTCAAGTCTTACGGATTTTAAATTTGATACGAATGTGGGTTTATCCGGTTCATTCCATATTGCAGCAGGTGAAGTATTTTTCAAGCGTAGCACGAATTTACGAAGTGCAAAAGAAACAGATGGTATTCGCATCGCTGGTAGTAAGCAGAGTAACCCTTTGCTTTACTTTAGAGGCGCAAGAGACAGCCCTGACCATTTTGTGCCTCTTTACTTCGGTGGAGGCTTTAGTGGCGTTGTCGTTGACATTAATGACGGTACTCAAAACGACTATTCGGATTTCTATACTCACCCATACTCAAGTGGCCCGACTGGTTCTGCTGGATTCCAAAATGTGGGCGAAATCGCTGGCTCATTTGCACTTATTGATACAAATGCGATGATGGCAATGTTTCCCGGCACACCGTATCTTGACCAACATAAAGGTCAAAACAATCCACCGTTCTTCAACCAAGATGCGATTTTACCCTTTGACATGGCAAAGGGTGCAAACACAGGTGTTACAGGACTGACATACACAGATACAGGCGCAAATAACGAAGTAAGTGTCAACTTACCAAGTCCAATCATTCTACGATTTGCTCACCCTCACGCACGATATAGTGCGGAAGGAAATAATGCACAACAAACTTCGTACATCATTTTTGGGCCGGGTCAGGCTTTCCCTCACAATAGCGCATCTACTGAACCACAAGGTGCGAGTATTGTAACTCAAGGAAATGGTTACAGTGCTGTTCCTATCTATATTGGAGGTAAAACTGGTGATGATTCGTTTTTACCAAATCAGTTAGCAAATGGTGACATTACAGAACATAGTGGTTTGAATCGTGAAAGTAGTGCCGCTGCTCATTTACCAATGACAACTTTCTTCCAAAAGAACCATGCACAAGGATTCAATTATGTAATGAACTGGCAGCCTACCAAAGGCTTCCCGTCTGTCAATGCATCATCATCAAGGACTTATTCACAGCCCTATACAAGCGCCTTTTTCTTTGAAGGTACAGATGGTGCTACAACAGGATTACCTAAGCATTATCATCCATTTAGTTATGTATTCAGCGATATTAGTGGTAATGCGATTGGTAGTGCGACTTATCCAAAGACTCGTAAATCTTCTGTCATTTGGCACATGGATGGCGGCTATCATCCCGGTGGACATTTCCTTGATGACCATGTACGAAAGAATCCAAAGAATCCAGTCAGCGGAAACTTCCTTGACAGTGGTGCTGGTGCTAAGTATAACACCAGTTCATTCCGCCCATGTGGATTACTTGCTAAAGCCTATTTGTCATACTATGGTGGAACGCCTAACAACCAAGCAGTTGCTGATAATGTCGTCGTCGTTGATGCCACTCGTTGTCAAAACGCAGAAGAACTTGGGGCAGTATTAAGTGGCGCTATCAATACATTTCCCGGCACAGACCCGCTAAAGGCCATTGGTGGAACATTCATGCCAAGTATGCAAAATGCCCACAATCAAGACCGATACGGATGGGTTGAGGTTGATGTATCAAGTTACACAGCCGAATCAGGCGTAACACCTGCAAGCCTTACAGTGTCAAGTGTAGCGACAACTTATCCCAATTACGGATGGATAAGAGTCAGTAACGGAACAGTAAGTGGTTTTGCACCTTATATCAGTTATTCCGCTGGAACTTTTACATTGGCTGTAAACGCTATTACAGCAGACACAAACATTGTGAATCCGCAAACACGGCTTGCTATTACGCCCGATGCGACTTACAAAGCATATATTTGGACTAAGGCAGGTACTCACCGTTTCAATAACGCTGCCTCCGGTTCGTCAAGAGACCATATGACACAAGTTCACTTTAGCGGATTTTTAGATGCTGTAGATAGAACAAAGCCGATTGGCGCAGTTGGATGGAATGGCGAAGCGTATTCTTACTTGAATTCATACGAGGCGAGTAATGAAATTGGGGCAAACTTACACCCTGCTGGACTCGGTGCTTGGCATCCATTTTTAGGTTTCAATCCATATGGCGCTGCTGAGTCTTGCTTTGGTGGAAGCGCACCGTTTGGAAGCATAGAGTCACCTTCTATAGATTTTTACAGTGACTATTGCATTAGTGGTTTATTTAGCCGACATCTTGTTGCGGTCACTCACGAAAGCGAGTTACCTATCATTGCTAAAGCAGATAGAGATGGTATTTCGTGTGCAGGTGATTGGTTACATGTTGCACAAACGAATAACATTGCACACGCAGGTACAGTTGAGATTGATACTGATGCAGTTCACAACAAAAGTCGCTATGTCGGGCCAGCCACTGCTGGGCCTCATGTTGAAGCACAGATGCACTCTGCATTCGCATTACCAACCTCATCTTCGGACTACCCTGCTGTAGGTAGTGCGCCTACTGATGTTCAGTTACACAGAACCATACAAAATGGAGATATGGTGCGAGCAAACGCTTGTAATTTCCCAACAGGTGATTTGTTTTGGGATGAGTCGGTGGTCAAGAATTCAGGATTCCACGAAGATGCTGGTACTTATGCAGTAGAATGTATTGGTATAACAGGTCGCAATCACTATCTTAACATCAGTGCAAGTTCGGCTACAATGCCTCATAACGGACTTTACGGCTATTACAATGCAAGAAGTGCGGCTCGTAACTTCTTACCCGAACATGTTGTTTGGAAGCGTATGGATGGCGGTAGCCTCACTATGCCTGCTGTCAATGCAAGAGGATTAGGTATGATACCCTTTGTCACTCGTAAAGACGGTGCTGAATACAAAATGGTCGGTGAAAAGATTCTCGGTAATGTTCGGTTTTCTTTTGAAACCACTAACGCTGCTATGTTCCCTATCATACAAGCACAGGAACTATCACATCCGCAATTAGCCGAGCAACACCCGCTTGAAATTAGAAACGCACTGCTGATTCCTAACGAACACGAGCAATTTCAAAGTGTCAATGTTGTAGACGATACTGGTCAAGAACATATTTTGGAAGGTGGAAGTCCTCTTGGTACGGTGATTATGGACTTTAGGCATATCAGTGATAGAGACATTGAAGGACTCGCACCTGCGTTGGCTGGCGCTGGTGTCAATCCGAATCTCAAAATCCGCTTACCTAACCCCGATGAAATTCCCGGCAACATCGTTGTCCGTTCCGGCTTTGACCGTATTCAAGCATACCAAAACGAAACAATTGGTTCAGGTGGTCTACAACACCCTGCTCAAGGTGCGACTCAAATTCGTCACATGTTTGAAAACGAGTACGCAGGCCCACGCCTATGGCCTACATGGGAAAACAACGGATGGGAACATCTTAGCCAAGACGCATCGGATGTCGCTAACAACCGACTCAAATTCCCAGCATCAAGTAGTGAAGGTTGGTCTGACCATAGTAGCGATGCACCGCTACAATCCGCTTACGAACCACATGACCGTAGTTTATTCTTCCATGTAACTCGCATGGGTGTATCAATGACACACCGATACGATGTTGATGAATTAGACTACAGTAGTTATTCAGGTAGTGTCGTTACAGTAGGAACAGCGCCCGAATCCGCTGTATGGCAAGATACATCCGAACAGAGTGGTGGAAGATGGTTTATGCGAGTCTATGACCCTGCGACAAACAAAGGTGTCATTGCTTCTTACACAGGAGTTAGCGGTTCTACTTTTACAGGTGTCGTTTACAGCCCTGACTTTGTATCTTTCGTAACAGGAAAGAGCGGTCTCAAAGTCGTACCTTCTTACTATTTACCTGCCGGAAGCACTCGTATGTTTGCAGCAAGAAGATTGCGTGACCATAGTGAATACAGCGGTGCAAGCCCTGATATGCCTGCTACTAATTGGTTCAAACTCTACGATTCTTTACCAGCATCAACTGGTGCGATGACAGAGCCATCTATTCCTTACACATACCTATCAACACCAAAGATGACACCAATGCCGATTCCAAGAATGGGTCATCACTATGTCAATCCCACAATGGCATTGATGCCCGGTCATTATGCACACCCTGCTTACCAGCGCATGTATAGCCTTAACACGGCTTGTCAAAGTGCTAATTACAGCCCAATGAGTGACAATTACATCGGTACGCTTGAGGCTGCTCGGCTATCTACGACAGAAACACTCAGTTCATACGGAATTGTAAAAGACCCATTGATTTGGTTCTCTACTCCAACCGCTGCTTTCAGTCCAAGTGACATACATGGTGGTGCGTTTACTCTACTAACTGAGACAAAAGTCAAGTATGAAGGCTACGGTATTGCCGCCAGTAGCGGTGCAAACGCTGGTGATATTAATGCAGAAGGAGGGCATACACTTGTCCTTGAGGCAGCGAACACCTATACATTCAACAACCATTTCCCCGACCCACTTGAAGTAGGTGCTTACCAAATTATCATTCAGCCGAATGTATTCAAGCAACAGTTGAAGGGATTCCACCGCAATCATAGCGAGGCTACAAAAGCACCAAGCGAAGCGGGTACGAAAGTTACTGAATTAACGGGTCAACAAGTCAACACGGTTATTGCTATTGAGAAAGATATGGGAACACGAGGGGCTTACGCACTCATCCTCGCAGAAGCAATGATGGCTGATGTGCGTGGTTGCGAGATTATACTTAACGAAGTTATCTTGGACATTGAACCCGACGCAGGTAGTCAGTTTACAAATTTAGCACCACTTGCGTTATACAATCCACTTGGCGTTCAAGAAACCTCAAGTCCAAGTTTCACACGCAGAAGCATACCTTACCGACCCGGCATGTTTCAAAGCGCCACACCGGGTTACACAGTTACCATACCGTGGTGGGGTATTTTGCACAAAGACGGGGCAGCCTCATCCGCTGCTGATAAATTCCGACACATAGAGTGGCATAAGCCCGATAACTACTATGAATTCTGTAGAGTTGGCTACGGCTCAGTTGGTGCTCAATTGACACTCGCAGGCTATCCTACAAGTTATCTTGACATATACGAACCACATATGCGAATCAAGAGCATCAACCCTAACTGTATTGTTGCATCAGCCGATTCGGTTGCCAACACAATCACTGTTGATAATAACGAATTATTCCCAGTCGTACCCTATTACGGTGAGAAGTTGATGTATTACAAAAACGGTATTCGTTATACTGCGACTTATACCAACCGAACAGGAACGCTCGCTTACCCTACACTCGGAGATGCGACGGTCTTTGAGGGAGTGGCGGCTGACCCTTTGTTTTGGGCAAATATCGGGTCAGGTACAATCCTACAAATAACAAAGGCTTATGATAACGGTGACGCTTCTACCATGTATATTGATTCTACAAAGAGCATCATGACCCGTTCCCTTCCTCAATTAGCCAATGGTAGCCGTGATACCAACTCACTCAACCCACCCGATGCATTCCTCTGTATGTGGCATCCTAATCTTGGTCGGCCATATACATGGTATAGCGACGATGCCAGCCGAGCCTACTACAGTAACAGCGGTACGGCTGATACACCTGTCAACAAGATAGGCTACAACCATATCCCTGAGCACTTTGAAACGATTCATTACCACGACTTCAACTATGTAGCAAGTAAAGGGCCATTTGCGTTAGGTATGAAATGGATTAAGCCCGAAGGCACAGGTGCATTATTCACCGCAGCCCAAATTGACGCTGACGCATCACTTGAGCATCAAGGTGGAACGGTTGGTTCAAATAAATACAATTTCTTTGGATTTTGGGCAGGCGGTAGTCACGGTGGCGGTGCAGTAAGTCGTTTAGAGTCTTATGGTCATTCGCTTATCGGATGGGGAAGTGATACCTTCGGTATGGATTGCGGAACTTACCAAGATTCTACAGGCATCGCTACTTTGTCATTACCGAGTGATAGAAACCGATGCTTTGGTTACCGAATGGCCGTGAGGCAATTGTATAACCGCCCCCGCTGGTCTATGTACGAAAGAGGTTGGCTTGAAGTAGCAAACAGTAACGCTATGCTTGGCTACTATAATGGGCCACTTATCCAGCACGATTCTAAGACAGACGGTTGGGATTCAGGCGTGGACTTTGATGCTCTGTATGTCGGTATTTTAGAACGGATTACTCAAGTGTCAAGTCTTGTCGGGCAAGACCAAATCGGAAGGCAGGTTCGCTACAGCGATGGTCGTCGTATGACTGGGCCATTCGGCTGCCCTGTGCGAACTCTACGCAACGCATCAACAACGACCCGCTTGTTCCCTAACGATGAGGCTGGTCAAGGAATTGAAGAGTTGGCACAAGCACACCGACACTACATGGTAGATTGGTGGGGCAACACTCGTGGAGAAGATGTCAGGCGTTTCCCTGTAAGAGGATTCGGGCTGCGGCCATCTTGGGATGCAGAAGATGCTTATGCCGATACGAATGTCTCACACCGACCATCTGCTCTGTTTGGTGGAGATGGAAATGACCGATATAGTGGTAATGATAACACTGATAACAATACTGCGACCAATATGGATAAAGTTGACTGGTTCAACCCTGCCAGTGCTTTGAGAGTCGGTGACAGAGGGGATGGTCGTGGTGTTCGCTGGCCGACTGTGTTTAACGAAAGTTTGCTGATGGATGTTAGTGAGCGATTTGACGCTACGGGTTTGGTTCTCAGTCATAGTACGGCTGAGCCTATCGTTGGTCAAGGACTTGTAAGACCAAGTAATCTTGCTCTCCAAGCAGGTGAAGTTGAGCGTGGTATTAGTGACCGTGTTGATTTGAATTCGGATGATGGTTTGCTCAAGCCATCGGCCAATGTAGGTGAGGCGACTGAAACGGTCAATGCTGATACGAGAGGGGCTGAGGCTGTATCAAGAAACGATGTTAGATTAGGACTTGATGTAGATACGCTTGCTGAACTCAATGATGGAACAAGTCGTGAATATGTCGTTATGTCTACCGAAGCACATAGCCTTCACACAGACCGAGAGATAGGTCAGCGTACAAATTTAAGAGGCGCATACGATGTTGGTAGTAAAACACTCAAAGATTTGGATATGACTTCGTTAGACTGGTCGGACAAGCCTGTAACTGGAGTAGTCAAGCATTCTAATGCACATGCTATGTGGCCGCTCGGTGGAACTTATGTCATTGAATGGAGTAAGTATGATGGTGTGATTGATGTCAAAGGTTGGGGTAAAGCCGGTTCATCTTCATCTTCAAACCCATATCAAGACGCAGACCACGACCCAACTCTTGAAAATGTCAACTATACCGATGAAACTGTTCAATTCCTCTATAGACCAGCACACGGACTTGATTACAAACATAGCCAAATGTTCCGAGCATTCATTGATACCATAGGGCCACAGAGCGGTGCTAATTTCTATAGAGCAACAGCCGGTGGTAAATACGGTTTGTTTGTCAGCGATGCCCCAAGTGCAAGAGTAGGCACACCTAATTTACCACCGTATGCACCTGTTTATACGCTTGACCCAACTTCCAGTTTGACAGTTCCCGACAGTCAAGGCCCGAAGATTCAAGGTGTTGAGGTAACGGGTTACGATAAGTCGGATATTCGTTCACCTGTTGCAAGGATGGTTATGTCGGAGAATACGCTTGAACACTTCCGAGCCGACGCAAGTCGTCGTTCTATAGACGATGATGAAGGTGATTACAGCGTTCAACCAAGATTCAGTCAAACCTTGCACCCGAAGGGTAGTAAAGAAGATGCATCTTTTAATACGAGCGACCATAGTGGAGAGTGAAGCGTATGACACCGATGGAGGAGGCTTGGTTGGTGTTGAAGCGTCAAACGAAACTTGGTGAACACCACCCCGATTTACCAAGCCCCTATGGTGAAGTAAAATACTATCATGGTACTCCAAGTACCGATAGACTTTCATTTATGCGTACAGGTATTGAACCAAGAAATACATTTGTAAATCAAGGTCAAAAGGGAAATGAAGCCTTTGTGTCTGACAACCCTATGTCAGCGAGAGCATATGCGGGTGGAGATGTTTATACTGATGATTTTGCACCCGGTATGGTGATTGGAGTAAGAGGTGAGCCTGAAGGGTTGAAAGGTGGAGATATGGGTTACTTTTCCACTGCTCAAGGAATACCGCCTGAAAGATTAGTTTTTTTACCTAAATCATATCGTGATTTAAGACCTGACCGTGAATGGCTAAAGAGCCTTCCACCGTGGGAGGGAAGCGTATGACACCGATGGAGGAGGCTTGGTTGGTGTTGAAAGAGATGCGACAAATGAAGTTGTATAATTACATAGAGGACTACCCCGGTAAAGAGCCTGTAACGGCCTTTAGGGGTATTCACGGTGGGCGTGTTGCTCAAAACATGAGTGAAGGTGTGCAACCTCAACCTGCTGAAAAATGGCATACAAACCCCTATGAAGAAATTGCGCCCTTTTCAATTAGCGGAAAGGGGTCATGGTGGGCTAAAGGAAACACACCTCAAGCGCACGAAGGGGCTTCGGCTTTTGCAGCAGTGAGTGACCCTGTGGGGATGGTAATGGGTTATCGTGGGAAACTCCCGAATCCAATTAACCGAATGGCAATAGACCCTTCATCTGCTTTACTTGGGCATATAGAATACGAATCATTGCCAATGGATTTTGAAGAGTCGTTTGCACAACATCAAACAAATCTTGACCCTGATAAATTGGTATGGACAAAGCCAAGTGGTATATGGGAGGGAAGCGTATGACACTGGGTAAGAATCTTTCAACTGGTCGCTTTGATGCTGACCAAGATTCTGTTATGAAAGTCGTGCGTAAGCCACGCTTCGTAGATAACGCTGTGCGGCATGGAGAATATTCCAAAAATGTCAACGGTTTTGTTGTTAGCCGACCAACCGCCAGTGATTTTGTACCAACCGCAGAACGACGATACAAGTTGATTGAAGAGGAAGATACCATCCGTTTGCTTCACAATCCGACAGAAGGTATGCGTTACGAAGGTGCAGTATTTTTTGACAAAGATAAAGTGAACACTTCAAGCACTTTACCTTCGTTAGTTATGGGAAGCGAAAACCCTAACCAACTACTTGCTGTATCACAAATACAAGACGCTACAAAAGGAACAAGGTATCGTGTTGAAAACCTAAAAGGTCGTGATTTACGAAGCATCGGCTTTACCGATAAAACCATCCATTTCGCTCAAAAAATTGGCGTGGGCTTGCGAACATCCGATTTGGCTCATCGTGTCGCTAAGGCTAATACCAGCGCCATCAATGGCGTAAAGGCCAATGTTAGCACTGGTACTTTTTTGGCTCAAGATTTCTATGGCGTTGAAGCATTTAGCGCACTTCGTTATTTAGCAAAGCATGATGGCTTTAGCCCTAAAAGTGACAGGTTTGGAAATGTCTGCTATTTCCCTCAAAACCATGTAGAGCGTGAATTTTTTGTCGGTGAAAACCGTGTTCTCGGAGGCACGATTGAGGAGGTAAATGAAAATACACCGAACCGTGTCATTGTGCGTGGGAAAACTATCGCTAACAATTATGAAAATGTTATCCAAGTAGATGACTTTGGTCGGCAGGCTGATGGCATTAACGAAGTTCCCGGTGGAATTCATGCGCCTACGGCTGTGACAAAGGCCAGTGCGAAAGTTATCGGTCAACGCATGCTAAGAATGGCAAAGAACGCTACTGGTAGTCGTAAATTGATAGATGTCGTAGCAGCGAGCCATATGCATCCGGGTGATATGGTATCGTATCAAACAAGAACGGATAACGAGCGTTACATAGTGCTTGGAAGTAAAATCAACCTCAACGAAAAACTCAGCGAATTGCATGTGAATTCGGTGGATGTGACGCTTGAAGATGTGTTGCAGCGATTTCAAGAAATAGATGTAAGTGGTAACTTACAAGCAAACGAGGAACGCAATCGTCAATTTTCAACCGAAGAGTTTGCTACATCGTTTGGTTTCAAATTCAAAGTCACTTGGCAAATCTCCGAGCGTGTTGATATGAACAGAGGTGTAGGGTTTACGATTGGTGTTAATAGCCGTAACAGCATCAACGGAAGTCTTAATTTACAGAGTACGGGGGTTCTTATCAATAACTCAGGTGGTTATCCGATTGGAACGACATCTTTCGCAGTTGACGGAACATCTGCTGTTACTGCTTTTGCGACTGATAACGCAGCCGTCTATACAGCCAATGGGAATAAATTGGGTCATGTTGACCTTGCTTCTATTGGTGTAAACACATTGGCTATCAAGTCTGCAAGTGTTCATTCTATAGAAGATAATGAAGAAGTTTTCATCTTGTCAACGAAGGATTTCCCTGAAACGAGAAATGACAATCTTAAGATTGGGGCAGTGCATAGTTATTATTTGAGTAACAGGAGGGGATGATATGCCGTTATTGAATGAAGGTACGAGGTTTTTGATTGATACTTTGAAAAACCGCATTAACGAAGTTGTGTTTGGCTTTGATGGCACAGTTGCCACCCAACAGGATGGTGGAATCGGTAGCCCTGCTGTAGTCGTCACACCTACGGTGCGTGTCGTAGATGATAATACGCTGATTGTAGAAGCGAAATTAGCATTAGATACTACCTTCACCCGCCCACTACGAGAGGTAGTCATCCGCTACAAAAATCCCAGCGATTCGGCTGATACAACTGACTTTATGCGATACACTTACAACTCTATCCAAAAAACGAGTAATAACGAAATACAATTTTCTGCAATCATTGAGGTGACAGTATGACGAATCCAACGGCAGGGCATACGAGTGCAAGTGGAATGGGTGCTAACGCACAAGGGCTTAGAGATGGAGATGGGCTAACCAGTCCAAGTTTAACCAATATCTACGAAGCCATACATGGTAATGGAATCATGCGTCTTGGAGATGGTGCAAGAGGTGACTCACTGAGAAACAGTATCATTCCTAATACACCCGGCTATATTGAAGTCGGTGCAAGTCAAGGCGAAATCAAAGTCTACGGTGGTTACTGTGTTCTTGACGGTGTGATGTATAAATTCGCAAACGGGCCGGGTTCAAGTGAGTCATTCATCATCGGTACGACTGGCGCAGGTGCAAACCATAGTGGTAATTTACCAAGCGTTCCCAGTTCAAATAGCGATGTTTTCGTTGTCGTTTATCTTGTAGGTAGGAACACACCCGAAGCCCATCTTATGTATGAAATGGGAACACCTGTATCACCTTCCAGCGGAGTGCCTCTAATTCCCAACCGTTTCCTTTCAAATCCAAGCATCACTGGTAATACTGATTCTAACCATCAACACACCGTATTAGGTGTATTGCGTTACACAATGACAGGTGGTGCTGGTAGCGTAACGACATCGCTTAGTGCAACCCCTGTCATCCACGATAGGAGAGCATACCTGCGCTCAACTCCACTTTATCTTACACCGATGACAAAGGGTTCTATTGGTAATGTAGACCCTGCTAACGCTGTCACCGATTTAGATGGCTTTTTCAGTAGCCCCGAAGATGGAGACCTTAACGGTAGCACATTCGGTGCGATTTGGCAAAGTCACCGTGAAGATGAAAGTGGAAGCAAGCATGCCAATATTTACGCATCCTTACCTCGTAACTTGAACACCACACCTGTTACAAATACCTATGTCATTGGGCCGAATCGCTTGGAAGTTATTACGACAACTGGAAACTTGACTTTTACCTTTGACCAAGCCGATTTGTGGGTCATCACGACTGATGCAAATCGCACAATTAATCCTACAGGTAACTTCGGAATAGGTCATGTTGTGCAAATATACCATACAGCAGGCGCTCATACTTTGCATTTTGATTCAACAGTTGGTGGTCATAGCGTTACGCCAATCAATGTTAATGTATCAGTAGGTGAATTTGCCAGTTTCGTTTACGATGGTACGAATTGGCAACAAATATCATCAGCAGCAGGTGTATCAGCATCATCATCAGGTGCAAGCGGTCTTGTTCAATTGTCCGATGGTGCTGGTGGATTTACCAGTGATACTGACTTATCATGGGATGCCGCTGGTGGTGAATTGACCGTAAATGGTAAATTAACCGTCACAGGACTCATTGACCCTACAGGGCTTGAACTTGACCCTCAAGGCGCTAATCCCGGTGGTGTAGCCGCCAATACATTATGGCTTGACAGTGGTGCATCTAACCGCCCTAAGATTGGTTCTAACGCTGTTATACGAGCCAGTGATAACATCAGTGAATTGACGAATGATTCTGTATTCGTTGACGCTGCTGGCGCTGCATCAGCCGCCCCTGTGCAAAGTGTGAATAGTGCAACGGGCGCAGTAGTATTGGATGCTGATGATTTGGCCGATGGTGCTACGAATGTGATGATGACTTCAACCGAGCGTACAAAACTCAGCGGTATCGCTACGGGTGCAGAAGTCAATGTCAATGCTGATTGGAATGCAGTAAGCGGTGATGCTCAAATTCTCAACAAACCAACTGATGTAACCGACCTTTCAACTCATAGTGTGACTGAATTAAGTGATGTGACAAACGCTGGTTCGGGTGACATATCGCAAGGTGATACTGCGTATGGGTGGGGCGACCATGCAGCCGCAGGGTATCTTACTTCATTTACAGAAACAGACCCAGTTGTTGCCGCCATTAATGGTATTGTTAAATCAAATGGCTCAGTCATTAGTGCCGCAGTAGAAGATATAGACTATCAAGGTGTGTTAGCGGAAGGTGCGTTTGTTGATGGTGATAAAACGAAACTTGACGGTATAGCAACAGGCGCAACTGCTTACGCTGATGCGGATGCAGTAGCCGCAATTAACGCTGCATCAGCGATTGACCTTACAGGTGCGCTTACTGCACCTTCAATCAAGTCACTTCGCTTACCTACTGTTCCTATTTCAACATCAACTAATTTAACAGCCGCTTCTCATGCTGGTCGGTATTTGATTTGCACAGCAAATGTCACACTACCCGCTACACCAACTGCTGGCGACCATTATACTATCCTTAACACAAGTGGTGGTGGTGCTACTATTACAATTACACCTAATGGAACTGATACAATCAACGGTGTAAATGCGGCTGTGACGGTGAATGATTATAATGGTGCAACATGTATTGCACTTACAACTACTACTTGGATTGTTCTTGGGGTGTGAATATGTATCTCGCTGTGGCTGGTGCTTGCGCTGAACAGGAAGCGAATGCTGTCACACCTGTTACTTATTCATTAGCCGCATTATCATTTGATTCAGCAACCACTCATACACTCGCAACGGTGACAGATTGGTTGATGAGTCCAACCGAATACATAGCGGCTGATGAAAGTGGTGCGACAGAAACAATTCGCTCTTATCCATTTGCTGGTTCACCTATCACTTTTCCTTCCGCTACCGCTACAATCAGTGTATCTACTCAAAATCCAAGAGCAATATGTTGGGGTGATAATGGTAAATATCTTTACATTGCTGGAAATGCTACACCACGACTACAACAAATAACCCTCTCTACTCTTTATGCTTTGAGTACTGCGTCACCTTCAACTCCATCCACAACAACTCCAAGTTGGGGCGCACAGGGTATTCATTTTAATGACATCGGAGATACCTTTTTCGCTGTTGAATCGGGTAATGTACGGGTATGTGCGCCTGTATCGTTGTGGGATATTTCCACATTTACAGTGACTTCAACCGTATCACTTTCAAGTCAAATTGATAGCGATGGTAACGCTATGGGTAGCAATTTTACAGGTTTGAGATTTGACCCAACAGGAACAAAGATGTTCATTTGTTATCGTAATTCAAACGGAACTGCGGCAAATACAATCAACCACTCAAAGGTCGCTGAATTTAGTCTTTCAACTGCTTGGGATATTACCACAAGAGCCTTTGTTCAAAGCATTAGCCTTCACCCGCACTTAGGGTTAGATGGTTCGGGTTATCCCGACCTTGTTGGTGGACTCGCTTGGGATTCAACTGGTACTCAATTGATTGTCGGTGGTTATTCGGCTAAACAAATTGTATTGTTTTCGTGATATTATGGGTAGATTTATTGAGCATCTCAAGCAGAAATGCGAGAATTGTAACCGAATCGCTTTACCTTTATGCATCGCTGGTAATTATATTAGTGGTGAAAAAGCGGTCATTCACCAATGTCCGTTTTGTAACTATCTCCGCT